CGGATCAATTACAGGTTTGGACCACAAAGGGTCTGATAAGCACTGGTAATAGTTTTCAACCAGCTTCTGCTCCGACGGTGTAATGTCGAATGCAAAATAAAAGCTTATCCTCTCCTTCATAGTCGGTTCCCGTTGCTTGTGAGTCATACCATCTATCAGCTCCTGACGATACTTGTAGTAATAATCGCCCATACGAGGAATCCATGGTGTGGCTCCTCTGCCCATCCAGGTATAAAATTGTTGGAAAATAGGGGATCCGCTAGACATGGCTAAACCACATCCTGCTATCGCGCCCAACTGTTTGCGATACACTTTCCTGGATTTCAACAGTTTTGTTGAAATCACATCGCTATACAGTCTTTTAGAGGGCCGTGGTGTTAGCACATACCCTAATTCCTCATTAAATACCGGACGAGCCTGACAGAATTCAACCTCCTCTAGTGTTTGATACACTCCGTCGAATTCCATAGTAATACCCATTCGCAAAAACCAATCCTTCAATCCACTGGTGAACGCTTTCAAGCGCCTTTTCTCCATAATAATGACACAGTCGTCGCCATCATTTAGGAGGGAAACTTTGCCCAACATATTCCTATCCTCAAAATATGAATACATCAGACTACACATGATGATAACATTTCCTAAACTAGTGTTCATATCGCCTGACATTCGGCATCCATTTACCTTATACCGTAATATGCCATCAATACCCACGTACACACCTTTGTTGTTGAGCTGGGCTGAGAGTAAAGTATTTAAGTTGGGAAGGCCATCCTCCTTGCCTGTTGACCACATTCTATATATATCGTGTTCATGTTTTAACAACAATGTATTAATGTGCTGGTCGAAACGTGATGCATCTAGTCCTACTGCAACTGGATCCACGTATCTATCCCACATCCCCTTAATTTCGTTACCTCGCTCGGTCATGTTCATTCCCTTAGCTACTGTCTTATGTTCTCCTGTTCCGTCAAATATCTCGTTGATTGCCTCAAAAATTTGATGTTCAAGTGGTTTTAGATACCTACCCAAACAGACATTGAAACGTGGACTTCGTGGTTGTATAGCCCGAGGTGCCCCATCTGGCTTTAAGTAATCATCCTTTGGAAATACTTTCACGCGTTTATCACGTGTTTGAAGCAGGTTAAACTCCAAACTTTCAACCGATTGTTCGTAAATTTTACGTTTCGCCCCACCGTAACACTCTAAGAACTCTTGGTTCGTGTACGGGCTGACTAATCCGTTAATCTTTGAACATCTCACCATATCTCGGTTAAAATGTGAAAACTTGTCCTGTACGTAGCTCCTGGCCTGAGCTACAGGATTACCTTGCGCGTTTATAGAATCATGGCTCCATGGTTTAGG